GTACTAGCCCACCCACCTAAGCCTCAGATGAGACTTGGGTCTCCGACCAAGCCAGCCGAGCGTAGAAACGCTCGACGTGACCTGCTGGACCGCTTCAGTGAAATACTGGAGCAAGCCCGCGGAGCAGTTGGGTTGGCGGCGGTCTGCCTTCGCGACAAGCGTTAGGCAGCGACGCTCAAGGACGTGGGTACTCGTGTTCCACCTTGTCCTACACGGATAAGGTGAAACCGTTGGATCTGCGTCCGACCAACCGAACAACCCGGACCCATGCTTGACCACCGGAATCGCGAGATTCGGTGATTCGACCGTGCGTCTCAACCATTCAGCGGTTCTGAACAATCCCCTCTCGAGGAGGTTATGATGAACTTGAACGGATGAGACTATGGATCCGGGCCGGTGCTCTTCTGGCAAATCGAGTATGCTGACGCTGGTCACATCGTGACCTGCGAAAGCATCTACACCACACGACTCTCGGAAAGTCATCCCCGAGAAGGTCTTTGCGGTGTTAACCTTCAATCCGAAGGCCTCGAGATGCTCAGTGAGTAACCCGAAGACGTCGTTGGGGACAATGATGTCGTCCCCAAAGACGCGGACTACGTCCTTACCATACCGCCGCATGTTCTTAATGGACGCGCGCTTGTTACGAACCAGAAGGGTCGCACCAAGCGCGAGGATCAAGAAGGACATGCTTTGGACAGGGAAGGTCGTGGCGTTGCCCATGGACGCATACTTCCGAAGCCTTATCAGCTTCGGTGATTTGCGATCAATGTCCTGCCTCAGGTATACGGACCGCGAGGCCCGCATAGCCCGGAGGAGGTGCGGTGAACGTCTGAAGAGACGTTCAACGACCCAGCATGACAATCGATCACTTGCGCTAGATAGATCAATCGTAGCGCAGTGACGATCCATGGATGCCTTGAGAGCTAATCGGCCATTAAGTGTTTGATCTTTGTAAGAAACAAAGTCACCCACCCATGTACGACTAGCACGGCTGTACATGAATTCCCGGATAGACTGTTGTGCCCATTGATGACTGACGGGCTCAGAGGCAATCAGCCTCGGCTTAGTCAGGGTCTTTGGAACACAGCAGAGTTTAGCCGGACGCTCTTCATGAGCGATATCATCTACAGCGAGTTCGTCAGCCAGAATAGACCAGTTGGCAGTAGCGAACTGGTCATACGGGAAGACGGTCTCAAGACGATCTGACCAGTGTTTAAACGAGTAGCGATACTCGCCATAAGGCTGATCAGCAACGGCACCAGGTCCTTGCCGAAACTGCCACTCTAGGGGCTGATATACCCCAAGCGTGCTGCATACAATATCAGCACAGAGCTGATAATGGTGTAACACACTAGCAGAAAGAGTAGCAGGAGCGTCGTGGCTCGAAAGGTCGAGCTCACCACGATGTACGTTAAGGCGTCGATCTTCAAGAGAAAGACGCGCAATACGTTCATCAGTGAAGTCATCCTCGTTCTCCCAGTCAAGGGTCGACGGGACGATGGCGCTCTCGATACGGACGTACTCGTCGACGGCAGCATGTTGTGCTTCCGGCGGCGACGCGATACGGAGTTTTCTCACAGATCCGAGGATCTGCCTGATATCCCGTATTGCATTTATATCCGGATCATTTCGGATATTGCCAGAACTATCGAAAACGCGTAAGACCAGCCCCCTAAGAAGTTTTGGGATTGGTCCTCCCTTCTTGCTCGTGCCGAAATGACACAAGTTAGATGGGACGAGGCGCCCAGTATCGAGGCACTGATCAAAGTGCTTACGAAACTGTGGCATGATATCCAGTGCAAACCGGATACCATGACAATCGATAGCAGAGCGTAGGCGAGAAAGATCCCTCCTAAACTCAAAGGCAATCGACGGGTACTCAAAGGCGCAGTCACTTAACTGCGCTTGTAGGGCACCTAAGATGAA